CCGTCAAGTAAATTATCAGCTATTAGGGTGAAAATGTTAAGTGTAGTATGAGCTGTCATGTTTCCATGGAAGCCCATTGCAACCTCAGTGTACTTCATTCGAGTTAAAGGAAAGGTCAAACTCTTGATATTAACCTGCATGTTTCTGAATGTTATATCATAATCCATGAGTATATATCCAGGTGAATTGGTTTCAGTGACCTTAGACAACACGAACATTTCACCACATGCTTGCTCACTAAGTGGCTCATCATTTCCGATACCCGTAGTATACCATTTAGGTGCTGGATGATAGACTGCGCTAGCATTCTTCCAAACGGGAGTAATGACAGTGCAATGATCAGACAGCACAAATGGCAACAAATTAGCGGCGGTAGGGTTGAGTCCAGGTCCGGCGCGATCTTTACCAACATAGATCAACAAGCTACCGGCATCGGCCGTGGTTGAGGATGTAATAAAATGCAGAGCTACCCCATGAACCTGATATTCAGCATAAGAATTACAGTATCCTTTCAACACAGAGGCTGACATGCATTCAGGAGAAATGGGTGATCCACCAACTAAGCACCAACCAGTGACGGAAGCAGCCGTAGCATTTGCGGTGTTCAAGAAATCGCGTCCACGTACGCGAACACCATCAGCAGTGGGTGTTATAACAGGGGAGCATCCCTGTACAGTGTTACCAATACTCACTGGGGCTGAGTCTATAGTTGAGACTGGGCCAAAGGCAGGCATAGCACGTGCCTTCTTCTGGTATTGCTTAGCACGCTCAGAAGCCTTACGTTTCATTGGCTTACTTCTTGGCTTCGTGGCTTGACGGACCACAACAGTTTTGTTTACAGTTTTTCGTTTTTGATGAGAAACCATTATAAAAGCGGGAGTTCTTTTATGTATAGGGCCCACTACCATAAATGAAAACTCTCGCCCAACTTGTAAACACCGTAACCTACACCAGCAACGGCAGCACCTGCAGCCAATACTGGGGCCGCAGCGACGCCACCGATCACAGCTGCTTCGCCTAAAGCAGCAGCTCCTCCGGCTGCAGAGCCGAGGATTCCGGACAACGGACCCAAAGCCTCACCAACCTGTCGGCCAGGCGCCGGCAGACCGGGAGGTGGGTTCCTCCGAGGCGGGACAAGTGCAGTAACGTCGCCGAAGCGACGAGCACCTTCAGTAGTGCGCGCAACATATGTATCAGCTTCTCGACGATCAGCCAGAGCTCGACTAACGCGAGCCTGATCGACAACAGAACGTGTAATACCACCATCAGCCAATCTACGTGAAATGTAGCTTTGGTCATTAGTGCCACCACGACGGGTGACAGCGTAGTCAAAGTTAGGACGATTTTGACTAAACATCTACAAATGGGAAAAGTTGTTAGTATGTAACACGGAATGTAAAAGTGGGAGTTCTTTTATGAATAAGGTCTCTGCAGCGACCTCAGCTTGTTTATAGTAAGCTTCAATGAGCTTCTGTCGATGAGGCTCTATTCCAAACGCTCGAAAATACGATAGACGAGTTTGATCAGTAATGTCTAATTCTCGCATCTTCAAGTGTCCCATTCTCTCCAAATTTTCGTATGAACTATATTGTTGGAGCATTTTCAAATCGACTTGCATTCCTCCAAGTTCATACATGCGCCCATGCAAACCGGAATGCACTGGCACACCTGCGTTAATAACCAAACCGCAATATCCCACGGCCGTGAGCATCCGCTTCATTTCACCTTCATTGTCAATACGCAGTAAAGTTGTACAATCTCGTGACAAAGAACTAATTCCCCTCACCATATGATATGAGTTACCCACGCATACTGGACGTGAACGGCAAAACTCAATACCTTCGATGAAGTCAACGGGCTCTTCCACCACCATCTTGTACCCCTTATTGATGAAATACTCACTCAATGTGTTCTGGATCAATTGTAATTGATTTTTCTCGCAGATCAGAACACAATCGTCACCGTTGTTTACCA